GTTTTATTAAGACGGAAGTCTACACCTGCTGTGTAATCTGTTGGCAATTCTTCCATGTCTGGATCCATAAGAGCCTGTTTGATGATCTGGAAGATTTGAGGACCAATAATAAATCTACGGATTGGATTATCCGGAGTAGTGTCCTCGCTTAGTGGATTGTCCACAACAAAACCTTGAAAAATATAAGAACGTTTTTTCCAATACTTACGACCCATATCTTCTAGACTTGGATCTTTAAACCAACCACGTACTTCATTAAGAATATTACATGTCTCGCCATACATTTCCATACATGGAATTTGTACTTGTACTGGACGTGAGTCGGTTTGACCTTTGACTCCTGCAAATGGTAGTTTAATTACCAAACGCTCTTGCCAAAAGAATGTGTTGTCTGCATTGCCATCAGGAAGGAAACGTAGCGTTGCGCTATCGCCTTCTTTAATATTCCAAAATGGGTAAATGCTGTTATCACCGCCGCCTGAGCTGTTACCGCTTGTGCGTGATTCTTGTTCTTTGAGCTTTGCTCGGATTTCTGCTAATGATGCCATAGTTATGCCTCCTTTATATGCCTATGTTCTATGTGCCTAATTTTGTATAGCACATTATATACTATACAATAATATTTATCTTCTGTCAACCTTTTTTGACAAAGAATTTCAAGAATTTAGCCAATCTTTACAGACCGGCTAATCTCATGATGTCGTTTTGTTCTTGTGATTCGCCTTGTGCGCTTATACTTGCAATATCTTTTTTAACAAAATCCATAATAAATTTGGCTTCGTTGCTGGCAATCTGATTGTTTAATCTTCTTAATGCATTTTGGTCGCCTTGTCTTATTCTCTGAATATTTTTTATCATTTGCATTGCATTATAGGTAGTGGTTTCGCCGCCGCCTGCTTTTTTTATCTCTCTGCCTAATCCATCCAACTCTTGATAGATGTCTAATAAAGCCTCTATAGCAGGGTACCCTGCAAGGGTACCTCCTTGTATAAATGAGTTTGGATCTTTTGCTGCTTGTGGAGCAACTTTAGCGTATTTATTTGCTAATTCTTGAGCTTTGTTTTGAAAGTTTGAAGTTGTCCATCCTTGTTTAGCACCTTGAATGCCGCCACTGACTGCACCTTTGACAGCGTCCCAAACACCTTCTTCCACATCATCTTCTGCAAGCTCAGGATCTCTATAACCGTTAAATTCTTCAAACTTTGCATTGATTGCTTCAATAAACGCTTTTGCAGGATTGATGTACTGTTCGCCGTAGTCTTTTTCTATTGCTGTTAGTACTGCTGTTTCGCCTTTTGGAAACTGTCCTGTATGGCGATCATACATTGATAAAACAAATTCTGTTACCGGAACGTCTCTTTTGCTCTCATCCATTTTTTTGTTCTTTTCGTAGCAATTACAATGTTTACAATCTGGACCGCAAGAGCATTCTGTGACAGGCTTGCCGCAGCATGCTTCTGGACACATTTCAACTTTGCTTTCACTAAATTGACCCATTGCCATTAACTTACCTAGCATTTTTTTATCGCCTTCGGCTTTGGCTTGTTTTATTAATTTTTCCCAAGTTTCTCTATTTGGGATTTGTAATGTTTTTGACCATTCGTCGTCAGTAGGTGTTAATGTTTCACCAAATTGACCCATTAGCTCTTCAAATGTATTTTCAATAGAATGTTCAAATGCACCATGTGGCAACCCTCTAGTTATAGGTTCGCCCGTCATAGGATCTCCTCCTACTGCACCAGTCACCCAAGGAATTTGTAACTCCATCCCGGGCTGTATCATTGCTGGATCTTCAATACCATTGTCGTCTGCAATCATCTGTACAGCATCATTTACACTCATACCTTGCATTTCATACTTTACCATTTCTCTAGCAATGCTATACAAAGTATCGCCTTGTTTTACAGTATAGGTTTCTCTGTGATCTTCGTCTAAAAATGATTCTGCTGTTAACTCTTTTGCACGAGTTGTTTCGCTTACCAAGCGGTATACGAAAGGAAACACATCTTTTAATTCTTCATTAAACTGACGTATTGTAAGTTGATCTATCCAATTTTCTGCTACGTCTGTTGGAACTTCTGTTACTTCTTGTAGTTCAAAATTTTCAAAAGTATTTTTATAAAAGGATTCTTTTTGAAGATGTTGCACTGTTTTCTTTAGTTCTTCTATTCTTTCATTGACCGGACGAACATATGAAGAAAGACCTTCAGCCATTACACTAGAACGATTCATGTATGACTTAAATTTTTTCAAACTAATTAATTCTTCGCTAATAGATTCGATATGTTTGCCAAAGTCATCAAATGGCTTACCGCCTTCACTGACATGTCTTGCCATTGCTCTTGCACCATTAATGTGTTTAAATGGAAATTTAAATCTTTCTCCATCGCTACTTTCTATATAAATTGCACCTATATTTTGTATTCTACCAGTTACAGATTCATGATTTACTGGTTTAGTGTGTTTTATTGCAATTCTAGCTTCACCAATATTTTGGTAACTAGTTTTGTTAGTGCCATACATCTTTGATTCGTTCATTGTATTATCTCCGGTGCGATCTTTTGTTAAAAATTTATAATCTCTTAGATCTAAATTTGATTTATTAATATTCCTTGTGTCAAACTGTAAAAGTCTCTTTTTGCTAAAACTTCTTAATTCCTTTAAAAACCCGTACCAATTGTCTCTAGTAATACTATCTTCGTTAGCTACAAAGTCATTACTATACATTACTTGGATAGCGTTATCGGATAGCGTTACGTTTACACTCCCTAATTTTTTATCGCCTTCCATATAATCGAAGTCAAAAAATCGAGCAGCATTTGGCTCGTTGGTTACTTTGCCTTCTTCATCACCAATGGTGACACTTGGAAAGCGTCCTCGTATTTTGTTAAAAAGTTCTTCTGCTATTAGATCTAAATTTTTCATTGCAATGTATTTATCAATAATTAGTACTTATGAAGATTGGCATAGGTTGTTCATAATCTTCTATATCTTCAGCTTGGTTAAAGGTATTGTAAACTCTAGGATCCCAATCCTTTAACACACTCATCATTCTAAGTGCTAATAGTGTAGCACTTACTAAATCGTCACTGTGACCCAATTTAGCCTGGTAGCTAGAACCTGTTGCTACATATGCTTTTAATTCTGACACAAACGGTTTAGATTTTATTGTCATCTTGTCATTTTCTATCATTGTTTTCAATCTACTACAAGCAGTAACTTTTGTGCTGTGAGTAGTGTTGAAACCTTTGCGGAATTTACGAACGTGTCCTTTGCGGATAGGCTCACTGACGAACAACCCCGGAATGTTCTCTTCACCGTAATCGTTTATAACGATAAGGGCAGCCTCGCCTAATCCATTGTTCTCCACGCTCCAATAAATTCCTGTGGGATTTTTTGTTTCACTTTCTATATACTTACAAATGTCTGCAAGTACTCTTATTTGTCCGGGTATAGCAGTAGTATTGTGCTGCCATTCTGCTACTTGTTCATAGGTAGGCAGTTCGAAAACTTGTATGGCAGAATAGTCGCCGCCAGTACCCATACTAGGATCAAGTGCAACAACATATGTGTATTGGCTTGTGGGCTTTTTATACCAACGTGTTTGCCCCATATTTAGAATAGGATTTACACCCTCCATAGCAGCAAGTTTAATACTGTTAATTAATGTTTCATCAAAAACTAAGAACTCACAGCCATATTCGCGTCGGAACTTTTCTTCGCCAATACGTCCTATTTCATCTTGTTTCCATTGTTCGTCTCTGTCTGGATGTTCGTCCCAACTTGCTCTAAAAGCATGAAATCCGTTTATGCCAACATCTTGTTCATTGCCATGTTCGTCAAACTTTTGTTCTGCTTGTTTCCAAATAGTAGCAAATGTATCTTCATCTGAGTTCGGTGTGCTAGTAATGATAGCACGACCACCTGTTGCTAGTGTAGGAGATATTGAAGTCCAAAACTCTTCCGCAATATTAGGTTGCACAAACGCAAACTCGTCACAGTATAGTAAAGAGATAGACAAACCACGTCCTGTGTTTCCAGTTGTTGTTTGGCTTATAATGCGTGATCCATTTTCAAATTCCATACTACCTTTGTTGTAACTTGTTACACCTGCCCTAATATGATCTGGACAAGTTTCATACACATAGCGTATACGTGACATAATTTCTTGCGCACCTGTATATTTGTGTGCAGCAATTAGAATAGTTTGATCTGGATGGAACATAGCATACCAACACAAGTAGATACTAGCACAAGTAGTTTTTCCTGTTTGTCGTGGCATCATGTTAATGTTAAATCGGTAATTATGATAAGAGTGTAACAACCTAAGTTGATATTCGTAAGGATCAAATAAAAGTTTGCCTTGTACAGGGTGTTGTATATTTGCAAAATGTTTTGCAAAATAAAGATACCCATTATCACGATCCATGCACTGCATAAGATCTTGAATATGATCTTCTGTAAATGTTTCTTTACGGTTTGCCTTTTTTGTTAAGACACCATCTAATGACTTACTCATATGTATATTTACTCAAAAAAATAGGGCCCTTAGGCCCTATTGAGTTCTGGGGGATATTTACTTTTTCTTATTCTTTGCTGCATGCACTGCTTTGCGTTGTGCATCATTAGCGTATTTGCCTTCGAGTGCTTTGTATAACTGATCTTTAACTGATTCTACTGCCATAGCATTGTCTCCGCGTTGTGAAGCAGCATACATTTTTTTCTGTCTATTAATACCACCTGATAGATCTTTAACCATGTAATTATGATCTTTGTATTCTTCACTAGGACCATTATCCCAATCTTCGCCTACAAGTTCTTCTCCCATTCCACACGGAGTAGGAGCTTCTTCGCCGTGTGCTATACCGCAAACAGGACATGGCATTTCATTAT